TCGCCGAACCAGGTTTCATCGGAAATCTGGCCGTTCAGGTAGAGGGTGTTGCCTGTGTCGTCTCTGACCCAGTTCCAAAATTTGCGGTTCATACTCATGCATCACTTCCTTTCTGTTGAATCTGCGTGTCGGGTGCATTGGCTGTGTTTGCAAACGCCCCGGCATCTTTGAGTTTTGTCATGTTGCCGTTGATGAGGTAGAGGTTTCCGCCTTCCTCATCTGGGATTGGGTTCATATCCTCCATCTCGCGGATATCATTGGCTGACAGCCATCCGTTTTGCCTTGCGATGGAGTAGCCGTTCATGCGGCTTTGGTAATCACCTCGGAGCAGCCCGTCCACATTCAGCTTGATGAAGTACTCGGTTTTTTCACGCGGCAGGAGCAAAGACCTTTGGAGAGCTTGTTCCCAGCGGATGACCCAGGGGTCGAGGGTGTACTTTACGAACTCCAGGGATTGCTGCTCGATGTTCGAGAAGCTGGACTTTTCCAGATCCCCAACCATGTGCGGAGGGATCCGGTAGAGCCTTGCGATCTCATTGATCTGGAACTTCCGTGTTTCCAGGAATTGCGCTTCTTCCGGAGGGATACCGATCTGCTGGTATTTCATGCCTTCCTCAAGGACCGCAACCTTGTGGGCATTGTTCGTTCCCCGGTACACCTCATTCCAGGAATCACGGACTTTCTTGGGGTCTTTCAGAACTCCAGGATGTTCCAGCACACCACCGGGGTTAGCTCCGTTGGCGAAGAAACTGGCTCCGTATTCCTCGCAGGCAAGCGTCATACCGACAGCGTTTTTGGCCATGGCGATGGGTGAATATCCTACCAAACCATCAAAGCCAAGACCAGGGATGTGCAGCACATCTTGCTTTCTAAGGATAACGGTACCGTAGTCTTTAAAATTTGGGTTCTCGTCTGAGTTGCGAGAATAGATGTAGAAAATCTCGCCATTCTTGTCTCTTCCAACCTCCATTTTGTTAGGCAAAAGTGGGTAAAGGGCGACCACGCGTCCAGCTCCGTCCCGGATGATTTGTGCGTAGGCATTGCCCCAAATGAGCAGATGGCTCATGAGGGTTTCTCTAAAAACAAATGATGTCATCTCACTGTTCGGCTCGTCATGCAGGATGTGGTAAAGCGGATGGTCGTAAACCCTCTCCTTTCCGCCCTGGCTATAGCGGTAGACATTAAGAGGCAGCGAGGCCAGCGCTTCAGAAAGGATGCGGACGCAGGAATAGACTGCCGTGGTTTGCATGGCAGTAAACTCGTTTACAATTTTTCCGCTGGTTGTTCCTCCGAATAGGAAGGTGTAATTGGAGCCAGAGTAATAATCGCTAGGCTTGTCTCTTGCCTTGAAAATCTTTGTGAGAATTGGTATATTCATGGGCTTCACCTCCAAATAAGCTTGTCGTTAGAAATATAAAAGGCCTCTTTGATTGTAGACCGATTCATTGTTGTCATTACCGCCGCGGATTGCACGATCCAGTGCCATTATTGTGGCAACAGCGCCGTCGATTTTTTCGGTACTTTTTTCTTTATCCGGTTTGATATTTCCGGCTGGGTCTGTTCGGATAAAGATATTGTCCATCATCCAGCGAAGAACCGGATGCCCGCTATGGGCCAGTTTTTCCTCTAATATCAGCTTCATAAGCTCTTTTGTTGGCGGGGACATGTCTTTGAATCCCTGGCCGAATGGGACTACCGTGAAGCCCATACCTTCAAGGTTCTGGACCATCTGCACCGCCCCCCAGCGGTCAAATGCGATTTCTTTGAGGTTGTATTTCTCTCCGAGTTTTTCAATAAACGCTTCTATATAGCCGTAGTGGACTACATTGCCGTCAGTGGTCTGCACGAATCCTTGTTTTTGCCAAACGTCATAAGGCACATGGTCTCTTCTGGCACGAAGGTCTATATTTTCTTCCGGTATCCAGAAATATGGTAATATAGAATACTTGTCGTCCTCATCCTCTGGCGGGAAAACTAAAACGAAAGCAGTAATGTCTGTGGTACTTGATAGGTCAAGACCCCCATAGCAGATGCGGCCTTCCAGCGAATCGGGATTGACCAGAAAGGAGCATTTGTCCCATTTGTCCATCGGCATCCAGCGGATAGCTTGCTTGACCCATTGGTTCAGCCTCAATTGCCGAAAGCTGTTCTCTTCGGCAGGGTTTTGCTTTGCACTTTCGCAAGCAGCCTTGACTTTATCGAGGCCAACCGTAATGCCAAGAGATGGATTTGCCTTTTTCCATACTTTTGGGTCGGTCCAGTCATCGGCTTCGTCCGCTCCGAAGATGATCGGATAGAAAGTGGGGTCGTTTTTTCTTCCTTCCAGGATATCTTGAGCTTTTTGGTGGATCTCATAACATATACTGTTTGTGTCATTGCCCGCAGTGGTGATCAGGAAGTACAGTGGCTGCGTTCTGGCATCGCCGCTACCTTTGGTCATAACATCAAAAAGTTTCCTGTTGGGTTGTGTATGGAGCTCATCAAATACGACCCCATGGGTATTGAATCCGTGCTTGTTCGAAACGTCTGCGGAAAGCACCTGATAGATGCTCCCAGTAGGCAGGTAAATCAATCGCTTCTGGGAATCCAAGATTTTCACGCGCTTTGAAAGTGCCGGGCATAGTCTCACCATGTCAGCCGCCACATTAAAGACGATGGATGCCTGGTTTCGATCAGCGGCGCACCCATAGACCTCGGCCCGTTCTTCACCATCACCGCAAGTGAGGAGGAGGGCTATAGCAGCAGCTAGTTCTGACTTGCCCATCTTCTTTGGGATTTCTACATAGGCAGTGTTGAACTGCCTGTAGCCATTTGCCTTTATCGTTCCGAAAACATCTCGGATGATTTGCTCTTGCCAGTCTATAAGTTCAAAGGGCTTTCCGGCCCATGTTCCTTTGGTATGGGACAGGCACTCAATGAATCCGACCGCATAATCAGCGGCTTTTTTGTCATAATGAGAATCTTTACCCATGAATTGGGTTGGTTTGTATTTCTTCAGCTTTCGAATATGCGGTCACCTCCTTTAACTTCTGGACGACAAAAGAAGCCCCGAAAGGCTTCTCTTGAGTCAGTTTTCTGTATTTTATAGCTCGCCAGTGAGTATGAAACGGCTGTATTCTTTCTTGTATTCTTCAATAAATGTCACGAGATCATAGTAACCACGCTCGTAAGCAATCCGCTGGACAGTTTTTGTATCAAACATGTTAGTCTCGCCGGTCTCTCTAATGGCAAGAATCTGTCTAATGATGCGTTCCTTTGGGCTCTCTGTGCCTGGGTAGTAGGCTGAATACCGGGCGTAATCGTAGCCTTCGCTTTCAACAAGGATGCCATCCTCAGTTCCCTTGGCCTTGACCAAGATGCAGTGCCATACCTTTTCGGCATCCATAAACATCTTGTCAATTCGCTCAGCAATGAAATCATAATCATCAATGAGGCTCTCAGAAAAAGATCTAAAATCCTCCGGTTCCAGCTCGACCACTTCCTCGATGACAAATTGGCTGCCACTTTCTTCCCCATAACCCTTCAAGTCCTCGATGGTATTGGCTTTTCTTATAAAATGTACTTTCATGTTATCCTCCTTATCGGTCCTTGATGACTTCGCACGAATCTTCGTGGAAAGCTACGCCAAGGCTTGAACCGCAGTCCCAGGAAACGTGGATCGTACCGAGGTCGTCGACTCCTAATACAGTCCCAAGTTCGCCGGGGCTTAGCTTTGTATAAACGTCATTCATTTGAACCAGCCTCACCCTTGTTCCCGGCGGATACTTATCCTTAAGGTAGCATAGCATTCCTGGAGAGATGATATTCATATTACTCAACCTCCTTATGTTTCGCTTCGCCGTCTTTTAAAAGCCGAGCTGCCTGTCAATTTTGAGAGCAGGAGTTTTCGCTCAGCTTTATACTCGTCCCCAATGAAGCCAAGCCTAAGCAGGAAGCACCGGAAAGCATATTTTTCATTTTCGATTTCTTTGGGCTTTGCGGTGATCCGTTTCTGTTCTTTTGCTAATTTAGCCAAGGAGCAGATAAAGTGTGAGTATGCTTTAATTTCCTCAGGGGCTACCGGAAAGGGGAACCACAGGAAACTTACTCTTTCATCCGTAACTTCAATCGGTAGTTCCTCAAGCTGCAGGGCTTTCTTTATAAGCCCGCCTTTGCTTTCCAGGAGCCGCTTCAAATTTTCAAGGCCTGTGTCTGTGAATGTGGCTCGTGGCAGTTCGATTACAAGTCCTTCGATTTCATCTGAAGATTCTTTAGCTGGAATGGTTTCTGTGATTTCTGCTTCAAATCCATGTTCCGCGAGCCTTTCAATAAGTAATTCCAGTTTGCTTATGTCCGCACCATCTTCGAAGGTAAGCTCTCCCTCCTTGCTGACGGTGAAGCAGCTCACCTGGTAAGCGCAGGAAGGAACGCCCAGGTATTTTGCTGAAGAACCAGTCATTTCGCTGATAAGTTGGACCAGACGCTTGCGTTCAGCACCGTTAACGTTAAATTTGATTGTCATGATATAGACCTCCTTTTTTCTTGGTAGTACATATATCACTCTAACCAAGTGTAATAGCAAGCTAATTCTGTTGATTTGAAGATGAAGTATCAGTGCTTATTTCAAGCTCTCTATAGGCTGTTTGGATTCCATCGCGTAGAAGAAAAATCTGCTCATCGGAGCCAAACTGCTGGATGCACCTTTTTACAATGACATCACAGAATTTTTCATCGAGTTCTATGGTGTGGCATACACGGTCAGTTTGTTCGCAAGCAATAAGGGTCGAACCCGAGCCTCCAAATGGATCGAGGACGATGCAACCGGACATGCTGGAATTTGTAATGGGATATGCAATAAGGGCTACAGGCTTCATTGTCGGATGCTCACCGTTCTTCTTAGGTTTGTCATATTCCCAGATGGTTGACTGCTTGCGGTCTGAATACCACATGTGCTTGCCTTTTTTCTTCCATCCGAAGAGCACCGGTTCGTGCTGCCATTGGTATGGGGAGCGACCTAGTACCAGGCTCTGTTTTTTCCAGATGCACGTCCCGGAAAGGTAAAAGCCCACATCTGTGAACGCCTTCCTGAAATTCAATCCTTCAGTGTCGGCATGGAACACATAAATGGAAGCATCCTGGGCCATAACTTCCTCAATATTCTTGAATGCATCAAAGAGGAAGGAGTAGAACGCTTCATTGCCCATATTGTCGTTTTTGATTTTTCCCGCAGATCCTTCGTAGTTAACATTGTATGGTGGGTCTGTGACCACAAGGTTAGCCTTCTTGCCGTCCATCAGTGCGCTGTAGGTTTCGGGCTTTGTGCTGTCTCCACAGACAAGTCTGTGCCTGCCCAGGAGCCAGATGTCTCCTGGCTTGGTGATGGCCGGCTTTTGAAGCTCTGCATCGACATCAAAGTCATCCTCTTCAATCCCATCCTCATCAGTCATGAGTTTATTGAGTTCGGCTGGCTCAAAACCGAGCAATCCAACATCAAACTCCATACCCTGCAGACTTTCAATCTCAAGTCGCAAAAGTTCTTCATCCCAGCCGGCATCCTCGGCGTAGCGGTTGTCGGCGATGATATAGGCTTTCTTCTGGGCTTCGGTCAGGTGGTCGACAAAGACGCAAGGGACTTCAGTGAAGCCTTCCTCCTTGGCGGCGATTAAGCGGCCGTGTCCAGCAATCACGCTGAAGTCCCGGTCCACGATGATGGGATTGACGAATCCGAACTCTCGAAGGCTTGAGCGCAACTTGGTGATCTGTGCTGGAGAGTGGGTCCTCGCATTATTCACATAGGGTATCAGTTCCTGTATCGGAACCAGCTTCATGTCACTGGTTGTCTTGCTCATACTTCTTCACCACCTCTTCCAATTCTTTATATTTTCCGACATTCTCCCATGGGTACAGACAAGATGAGAAATGGCCATAGACTGCTGTTTCTGAATACCTGGGGAATCGGAGATTCAAAAGTTCAATAATGGCAGCTGGGCGAAGGCACCAAACTTCCATGACCGCTTTTCTTAAGAACTCATCAGGTACCTTCCCAGTCTCGAAAGTATCTACCTCTACGGATACTGGATCTGCCTTTCCGATGGCGTAGGCAATATTGACCTGACACCGCTCGGCAAAATCGCACCAGACGATGTGCTTGGCAATGTTCCTGGCCATATAGGCAGCTGACCGGTCAACCTTGGTTGGGTCCTTTCCAGAGAAAGCTCCGCCGCCATGTGCAGCAAGACCGCCGTAGGTATCAACCATAAGCTTCCTACCGGTTAGCCCTGTGTCTGCCGCAGGACCACCCTCGACGAATCTTCCAGAGGGATTGATCAGTATTTCGGTATTTTCGTCAAAAGGAAAATCCTCAAAGCATTTCCAGAGAACATTGGCGTAGATATCTTTGGTCAGCTCATCTAGTGTTTTTGAAGCATCATGCTGCACAGAGACGACGATGGTTTTAACCCTATTTGGTTTCCCATCCTGGTACTCCACAGTAACCTGAGCCTTTCCATCCGGTCTAATTCCCTTGATGAGACCGTCATGCCTGGCTTGATCCAGCCTTTTTGTGATGCTGTTTACGAGTACGACTGGAAGAGGTAGCATCTGTCTGGTTTCGTTAGTAGCATAACCGTACATGGTTCCCTGGTCCCCGGCTCCTAAGCTTCCGTACCAAGAGGTGTTGCCGTTCCTGTATTCCAAGGTATTATCAACACCGTTAGCGATATCCGGGCTTTGCTTGTGCACGAAAACGAGGATACGGAACTTCCTAGGATCATATCCGACCTGTTGGAGCGTGTACCTCACAATTCTTTTAATATCGATTTTACCGCTACAGGTGATTTCGCCCGCCACGATAATCTTTCCCTTTGTAGCCATTACCTCGCAGGCCACGCGAGAAGCGGAGTCTTTGCTAAGGCACGCATCCAGGACGCTATCGGCGATAAGGTCGCAGAGCTTGTCAGGATGGCCTTCACACACGCTTTCTGCTGTTAGAAATTTGCTTTCCATATCATTTTCCTTTCCGAGCGGTAAGTAGCCGCTCCATCAAATCGTCTTGAGGGGTATAGTTCGAGCAATCAGTCAGGCTGTTCTCTCGCACAATGGCGAAAATTTGAGCCCATAAACTGTACGTCTGTTTTGAAAAGGACTGAGCCATACTTACATACGGAGACGCGATTGGAGCACCCGTCGTCGGATGTTTTGCCAGAAGTCCATATTCTGAGATAGCCTGCTCGCATTGAATCCAGCGGGCGGCACTCATGGCATATTGTTCTATTTGTTGCTTCGGGACCAGATGGCTGCATTTGTGTTTTATAAGCCATCCCCAGGTATCTGTGTAGATGTCATTGGCTATCAGTGGATGTCCGTTCTTTTGCGTGGCTGATAACCAGTCTGCAGGTTTTGGCATTTCCGTCCCTATCTCTGAATCGCCTTCAGGCAATGGGACAATCTGAAGATTGTGCGATTTGCCATCCTGTATTTTATCCGCTAAAGCCTTTCGCGGTCTGCCACCTACACCTGGCTGAGGACCTCTTTTTCCCATCAGTTCACCTCCAATCTAAATGAGGGGGTTAATACCCCCAAAACTTATGAAAAAATTTACACGAAGCCCCACGCCCGTTCCCCGGGCATAAGGTTGTAGAGATTTGATCCCCCCTACCGGTCGTGCCAACGATCCCCGTCACGAGCTGTGATGGATGAATGGCAAGGTGTGCAAAGGGCCATGAGGTTGGATTCATCATGGGTTCCTCCCCGTGCAAGCGGAAGGATGTGGTGGACCTCAGTTGCCTGAGTCATTCGTCCTTGCTTCATACACTCCTCACAGAGTGGGTTGGCTTCGATGTAGCGATCTCGTATGCGCTTCCAGGCACGACCGTACCTTTTCTTTGAGTGGGGATCACGATCATACTTCTCATAACGAGATGCTTCCTGCTTTGCATGCTTCTCACAAAATCTGCTCTCTGTCAGCTCCGGGCAACCGGGGTGAGAACATGGTCGTTTTGGTTTTCTTGGCATAAAACACCTCACTTTCTGGGCATAACAAAAGCCCCACAGGATTGCTCCCATGAGGCTTCGCCTTTATGCTTTTCGCTACTATAACATTAACATGATCACATTGGGACTAATAGTGACAAACAGTGACGTCTTCAGGAATTTTAACTTTATCAAGCGCTGCATCATGCAATCGGTAAAGGTGGCGAAGGTTATACCCAAGCTCCACGGCTATTTCTGGCCAAGACTTATTGCTGATATAACGCTTCTCCAGGATCATTCGATACTCGTTGTAATCCACTTCACGGATAACAAGACTGATCTCACGCTTAAGATCCACCAAACTTTCTAGGTCTGTGTTAATCTCGTCCTGCAGATCAATGATTTTCAATACAGTGTCAGCCATAGGCGATACGCTTTTACTAGGATTCCTTGGCATACTTGTTAATGTAGAGGTGCATCTCGTTGCCAACTCATTTAAGGATTCTACCATTTCGAGCTTGCTGGCAATCCTCTGATCCAATCGATATGCCTGTGATAAATATTCTTTAGCGGTCATTTCTTTGCACCTCCTCGTTCACTCTTCGAATGAGGTACTCAGCATTAAGACTGGTTATCTCACCGTACCAATTAGAACGGAAGAACCGTTCTAATATTCTCACTTCAGTTTGGTAGCCTCTGTTATCAGGTCTCTTCTTCAAATTACGAAGTGCACTCCGATAATCTTTTACGGCTTGCATAACAATGGCATTTGCTAAACTTTCATATGGTTCCATAGTCGTACCCCCGGATTTTTATTTTTCTCGGATTGGCACGGATTGTCTTTATTTGACTCTCATTTGCAGATCAGCTTTGACAGCATCGATAAGCGCTGACTGGCTTTTATCCTTCAAGGACAGAGCCCTTAAAACACGCTCATCAATAGTGCCTTTTGTAACGATGTGCTGCACCACAACCGTTTCAGCTGTTTGGCCTTGTCGCCAAAGCCTGGCATTTGTCTGTTGATATAACTCTAGTGACCAGGTAAGGCCGAACCATACAATGCAAGATCCGCCGGCTTGAAGATTTAAACCGTGTCCTGCAGATGCGGGATGAATTAAGCCGACCGTTATTTCCTTGTTGTTCCACCTTCGAATACTTTCAGCGGTATCCAGCTTAGAAAATGAGACCTTAATGCTTTGAAGCTTTTCTACGATTCTTTCGTAGTCATGCTTATACCAGTAGGCCACGAGTATCGGTTTTCCGGCTGCCGCCTCAATAATATCCTCCAAGGCATCTACCTTCTGATTATGAATTACCTCTGTTCCACCACAGTCGTTATAAATGGCACCGTTGGCCATCTGACAGAGCTTGCCTGAAAGTGCTGCAGCATTGGCAGCAGTAACTTCACCACCAGGAAGTTCTAATACTAGGTCTCTTGCTAATTCACCATAGCGCTCTGCCTCTTTTTCAGAAAGCAATACGGTGTATTCACTGCTGATCAGTTCAGGCATCTTAAGATAATCCGTTGACTTCATTGAAATCGTAATGTCGGAAATTTTCTTGTAGATACATTGCTCCGCACCGGGAAGCGGCTTGTAGCTATAAACGATCTGGCCATTTCTCTTATCTGGCATAAAATAGTTGCTGCGAAATGCCGAAATAAATCTACCAAGCCTTACACCCATGTCAAGCAATTTGAACTCAGCCCACAAATCCATTAGTCCATTGCTGCTTGGTGTTCCTGTCATTCCAATAATGCGCTTTACTTTAGGCCTCACTTTCATCAGTGACTTAAAGCGCTTGGTCTGATGATTTTTGAAGGAAGAAAGTTCATCAATGATTATCGTATCGAAATCAAAGGTCAGTCCGCTATCATCAATGAGCCAGCAAAGATTCTCACGGTTGATTACATAGATATCTGCTGAAGCCTTTAGCGCCTTAAGCCGTTCAGCAGTGCTTCCTACTGCAACTGTAACAATCAGGTCAGATAGATGATCCCATTTTTTTATTTCAGCTGGCCAGGTATCTCTTGCCACTCGAAGCGGTGCAACCACTAATACCTTATGGGCGTCGAAGTAATCAAACAGTAGATCATTGATAGCAGTAAGGGCGATACTTGTTTTTCCTAAACCCATATCCAGCAGTACTGCCGATACCGGATGAGACTCTATGTAGTCTATCGCATACTTTTGATATTCATGTGGTTTGTACTGCATCAAAAATCCCTCCAATCTGACTCTCGTCGTCTAATATGAAAACTGAAAATCCCAAACTTCTTAGCAACTTGTGCCTTGCCATCTGTAATGGACGCGGGTGTTTGCCAGGGGCTTTTACTTCAACAAAGGCTATAATTCCTCCAGGCATTAGAAGTATTCGATCCGGCATGCCATCAAAGCCCGGAGATACAAACTTCACCGCCAGCCCGCCACGCTTTTTTGCTTCCAAAGTTAACTTCTTTTCTATCTCTTTTTCTCTCATCGCCATATCTCCATCAATCAATGGTGCAGGTCGGTGCATGTCACTGCATAAACCCCCTATAGGCTATTTTTATATAAAAACTCTCTATAGGGACTTTTTATATAGGACCTTCATCGACCTGCACCATTATATTTTTTGCAGGTCGGTGCAACTCAATTTAGAAATTCTTCTTCTTTTAGTCGCAAACCGTAAATGAAAATTCCTTTCTTTGTCTTTTTGCGTTCAAACCCGGCAGTCTCCAAAGCAGTATAGAAATCGGTTGTACTCCTTGTGTACTCACCGTTGCGCCCACAATGGGCCCTGTATTCCTGATAAAACTCGCCGGATTTCTGCTGGTAGGACTTATTCACCTCGCAGCAATCCTCCAAGAAGGAAGCAAGCCAGTCATTGTTCTCTCTGTACGCTTTAATGGCGTCCTGAACACATGATGGAACAACAAAGTGGTAGTTAGCCTCAATAGCTTTCTTTGCTCCTTCGATGATCCAGCTCATGATGGACGGTCCTGCATTAGTAACAAGGTAGTCGGCAAAGTTTTTGATGTCGCTCCTACCCTCAATTTTTGCATTGAAGGGGATAACAATAAGACGCCTCCAGGTACCATCATCATTGGCACCGACTCTCGGTAGGTGGTTTGTGTAAAGCACCAATGTATGAGAAGGTTCAAACTTGAACGGGTCCTTATACTTTTTCTCAGCCTCAATTTCATCCGTAGAGCTGAGCTGCTTCACAATAGATGTGTTCAGGCGCATGCCCTCTTCAAGTTCGGAAGCAATGATGAGACGTTTGCCCTTGAGCTCAGCCATTTCAGGTTTTACATTTCTCCGACATCCAACCGTAAGCGTGTCCGCTGATATGGCACCGCTGTAAGAACCGAGCACCCTTGAGATGCTATTCCAAAAGGTAGACTTACCATTGCGACCCCCACCATAGGCAATGATGATCGCTTCCAGGTAAACTTTACCGATTGCTGAGAGACCAACAATCTGCTGAACATAATCAATCAGCTTTTGGTCGTTACAGAAAAACGTACTCAGTGCCTCTAACCAAATCTGCTCACCCTTATCTCCTGGTGAAGCGGTCGTTTGCTTTGTAATATAATCTGACGCCTCAGGAGCACGGCCACCAGCGATACCCTTACGAAGGTCAAATGTAACACCCGGCGTGTTAAGAAGGAACTCGTCCTTATCTAAGTCGCTCACTTTGATTTCCAGCATCGGCTTTGCGGCCTGCAGTGCCGAGATGACATATTTCATATCTCTGCGCTTCATCACAAAAGCTTTGTAAGCCAGCGCCGACTGATATTTTTTTAATGCCTTTAATGGATCACCAGAAAGTGAAGCTTCATACTTTTTACCGCCAGCAAGAATATCTTCTTCTTTTTCACCCAAGGCAACTAAAGCATTCAGAGCTCCTGTCACCTCATCAATAGCATCCTGGAGCTGTAAATCGAGGAACTCTTCCATAGCACCAACCGACTGCTGCCTTGATTCCATCCAGAACTCACCATTAAAACGAAGGTAATCTGTGGCATCGGTGTAACAAAGCTCATTGCCATATTCACGAGTCAGTACCTTCGCCTGGCCAATATCAGAAAAATCAGAAGGCCGCAGCGAGTTATTGTCAAAATCTGCATTGAAATCATCTGGAGGAACATACCCATCCTGACCTTGTACCTTCCTTGCAAACCTGATGGCGCTATTCCAAATAGCGGTAAGCTCTTCATCATCCATAGGCGGGTCGCACTTTTTAGCTTCTTCCAAGAAGATCTCATGGGCTTTGCCGGTGCTACCGTATCTCTTTACAACACGACCAGCAAAACGCGACAGCGTGTTATTGCGGCGACCTTCAGGTATTGAACTGCTACTTGTTTTTGTAGGTGCAGGAATGTCCTGAAGCAGCTCATCAATCGTGAGCCAGCCTTCATTCCAGAAAACATCAGAGGCATCAGCGCCGTAGATGAAACGCGCTGCATCTAACGCATTCTCATCGAAGAATGGGAACTGAGCATGGATTGCTCTTTTCAAAGCCACGTATCCTTCCGCATCTGATATCTCTTCTATAGAAAAGTAAACATGGAACTTGGGTCGTACTGTTTTCCCGTCCTTAGGAATCATGTTGTGACGGCTGGGAGCAATCGCATATGAGACATCTGATATCAGCTCATCCAAAGCCTCTGGCGTTATCCACTCATCCGGATTTTCGGTATGATCATTATCACAATCCATGACAATAACATCAGACTTAATGAAGTTATCTGCGCTGCGGTAGTTGTTCTTATACTCAGCACACACATGGTCGAGCTTCACCACTTCCTTAAGTTCATCCACCGAGGTAACCACGCTTTTATTTGGATAGAGGCAGTTCTTCTGATTGCCGGTAAAGTTTGCGGTGCAAATCGTTAGCTGCATGACTCAACCTCCTCCATATCCTCGGTGAAATAGCGAATCTTCATGCATCGCTTCTTGGCTTTATCAATCTCTCGCTGCATGCCATTCGTGATTTTCTCGCCGAACACCCACAGCTCATTGCATTTACCTAAGAAGACTATGTCCATGAACAGTGCAAGCTCGCGTTCTTCTGGATCATCATCTGAAAGGTATAAAGGTAAAAGTAGATGTGGAGCGAAGGCAATGGCATTTCTCTCGAAAACAGCGAATCGACTATACATCTTAGCCCTCTCTGTGTTTTTCTCTATATCACCCGCATAAGGTGAGCAGATAAACACTAGCGGCCTGAAGACCTTGTCTTCCTTTTTTATGTTTCTCAGCGCCTCGTATACGGTAGGATCGGAATAGCCTTCACTGTTTTTCTTGTCCACTCCTCCGGTACCGTATTTAGATCTCATCTGTTCGTTCATAAGCGAACCTCCTTATAAAGATTTGAGCGGCATAAAAGTCCCTCTACCAGTCCCAGGACAGAAACCGCCACTTTGAACGAACTTTTTGATAATTAATTTTCCTTCCTTATATAAGCGACAGCAGACCTAAAAAATCTGCTGTTTTTTCGTTCATTTCCGCTTTAAGTGTCCTGGGACTAGTGAAGGACATGAAAAATGTGTGGCCTGAAAAAAATCACAAAAGATTTTCGTTCAAACCACACAAAACTGTCCTGGGACTATTAGAGAGGGAGCAAATCCACTCGGAAAGGGAGGTAACATTATGCAGACACAGACACATGCAGAAGCTTCGAAAGAACAGCAGCTTGATGAAGAGCTTGCTGACACTCTCACAGCTATAAGCGTTGTATCCAAAAGACTGGCTCAGAAAATCAAAGCCTTGTCTGCAAAGGAACAAGAAAAGAAGGAAGGAGGAACTCCAAATGAGCAAGATGAGTGAACTAAGTCAGGTTCTTTCTGAACTGAAGGACTGCGGCAAAACTCTTATTAACATTGCTGACTCACTTACTGAGATTTTCTCAAGCACAAACGACGAGACCGACGATGTAGCTGAAGCAACTGCGCTACCGACAGAAGCACCAGAACCAGAGTTTTCATTTCTGGACGTTCGTAAGAAGTTTGCAGATATGTCTAGAGCCGGCCATACAGAAGCTCTTAAGGAACTTCTGAAAAAATACGGTGCAGATAAGCTCTCCAGTATTGACCCGTCACAGTATGCCGCATTACTCGCGGATGCGGAGGCAATCCAATGAGTATAAAACATGCATTGCTTTCTGCCTCATCTGCACACAGGTGGATTGCTTGTCCGCCATCAGCCCTGCTTAGTAAGAAGTTTGAGGATGTGTCCAGCAGTTTTGCACAGGAAGGCACCGATGCCCACGCCCTAGCACAATACAAGCTTGAAAAGCTCCTGGGGATTAACACAAAGGACCCGACTGAGTCGTTAAGCTTCTACGACGAGGAAATGAACAACCACGCGGAAGACTATGCAGCCTTTGTACTTGAGCAGGTTGAAAAAGCAAAAGAAACCTGCGCTGATCCTCAAGTACTAATTGAACAGAAGCTCGATTTCTCAAAATACGTCCCGGAAGGCTTCGGTACTGTTGATTGTTTGATCATTGCAGACGGCACACTTACCGTAATTGACTATAAATACGGACTTGGAATCAAGGTATCAGCGGAAAGAAATCAACAAATGTTCTGCTATGCACTTGGAGGATTAGCTCTTTTCGATGGCATTTACGACATTGAAAATGTCCACCTGGTCATCTATCAGCCACGTAGAGAAAATATTAGCGAATTCACCATCTCTAAGATTGAACTCATCCAGTGGGCTGAGGAAGTCTTGGCTCCTATAGCACAGCTTGCTATCAAAGGCGAGGGCGAATACAAAGCTGGCGAGCACTGCCAGTTCTGCAAAGCCAAAGCGACCTGCAGGAAGCGTGCTGAATACAATCTGGAGCTCGCAAAGTACGACTTTGAGGTACCTGCCACTCTCGATAATGAAGAGATAGCATCCATCCTTACAAAGTTAGATGAGCTGGTTTCCTGGGCCAGCGATGTCAAGGAATATGCTCTGAAGGAAGCTTTGAACGGTACTAAGTTTGAAGGTTTTAAATTAGTCGCCGGGCGTTCCAATAGGAAATACACCGACGAATCCGCTGTAGCTAATGTCGTTATTGCAGCTGGTAAAGACCCCCTTCGAGAAGAAGCTACTCGGCATAACTGCTATGACAGCACTTCTCGGCAAGAAGGCGTTTGAAGATATCCTCGGTAGCCTAACCTTTAAGCCGCCTGGAAAGCCGGTCCTTGTTACCGCTGATGACAAGAGGCCCGAATTCAACTCAGCATATGAAGATTTTAATGAAAATCAAGGAGGAAATTAATCATGACAAAAGCAGTTAATCCATTGAAAGTAGTTACTGGACCTGATACTCGTTGGAGCTATGTGAATGCATGGGAGCCCAAATCCATTAATGGTGGCACCCCTAAGTACAGTGTCTCGCTCATTATCCCTAAGTCCGACACAAAGACCATCGATAAGATTAAAGCCGCAATTGAAGCAGCTTATCACGAAGGCGAAAGCAAGCTTAAAGGCAATGGTCGTACTGTACCGCCGCTTGCAACCCTTAAGACCCCTCTTCGCGACGGTGATATGGAACGTCCAGATGATCCGGTTTATGCAAACGCCTACTTTATGAATGCCAACAACAGTTCTGCTCCTGGCATCGTTGATGCAGATCGTCAGCCTATCATCGAACGTTCTGAGATTTATTCCGGCGTTTATGGCCGCGCTAGTGTTAACTTCTACGCCTTCAACACCAACGGCAATAAAGGTATTGCTTGTTCTCTCAACAACCTCCAAAAAATCCGCGATGGTGAGCATCTTGGCGGTAAGTCTAACGCTGAAGATGACTTCGCTACTGAGGAAGATGATGACTTCCTTTCGTAATCGGTAACTGGTAATCCGGGTGGTAGGCAATCCTACCACCCAAGACAATCAAAGAAATGAGGTAAATCAAATGGAAACTATTCTTGTTATTGAACTGATTACTTTGTACGGCATATTTATTGTCGGAGCCCTGTTCTGGGTCGTGAATGAAATCATGGGCACCATTAAAAAGCACAAAAAGGAAAAAGTGAAAAACTTTGATCCACTCAATAAGTTTTAATCGCTTGTGTTAAAGATTTCTAGTTCTGTCTCTGAACTGATCTCACCTGTTGTCAATAATCTGCTCTATATGCTGTCATTTATGGATATGGA